GCATGCTGGGCAGCTTGCACAAGGGAACTCATGACGCTGAAGGGGGAGCTCGCAGCAGGAAAGTTGGTCACGGTAAAACGCCGCTTGAGGGCCTTGACCATCGCCTCGTCGGAGCTCCATAGTTGTTCGATGGTGTAGTTGCTGGTCACAACAAGTTGTTGAGGGCGGATCTGCACAGTGGACCCCTTCTTCTCAGCTGCGAAGCGCCACTTGTCGGCCCAGATTTTGAGGTAGTGACCCATCCAGGTCTGGCTCTCGGAGTCCAAGTCCTCAAGGAGGACAACCTCGTGAGCACGGGGATTGAAGCCATCCCACCACTTGTTCATCGGCTTGAGGTAGAGTTTCTCCGCAGAAGTCAGGTGACGAGCTGCATGAGACTTGCCACACCCAGGAGGCCCAACGTACCAGAGTCCACAAACGTCGGACAGGTCCACAGCCATGGGCGCGTGATCGTTGGCGATCGCCTGAAGCGTGCGGTAGTGCTGGACGTACGCAGAACCCTCGACCGACTCGATATCTCCGGCAATAGCCTGGGCCTTGATGGCGGCCCACTTTCTGGCCTGGGCTTGACCACCCGCAGAGGCGCCAGCGCCGAGCCCGGTAGCAGCAGGGAGAACGCCCTCTTCCACGAAGTCGCCATCCTTCTTGCAGTAGTCACTGGCTTGAAGCGGAGTGCCCTTGGCAGGTTCCCAGTGAGCGGTCCCGGAGACTTTCTTGCACTCAGTGAGACGCTTCCGGTCATTGAACACTACGTAGCCCTGAAGGTGCTCCGTGCCGGTGCCCGGGGCCTTCTCTCGTCCATAGACGAGATACTCGTACGAGTTGGGTTCAAAGTCCTTCATCGAGGAGGGAGAAGGGTTGTTGATGGTGAAGCACCACGCTTTCCCGCGGAATTTGGCAGCAGTTGCAGATGCAGACATTGTTTTATCTAAATGCAGATAAAAAGAAAAGACGAAAGCAGTTAAGCAGAAATATGAAAAATTGCAGATTGCAGATGGACAGTAGGGACAGGACAGTAGAGGTCTAGGGTAATACTAGGATTTCATCCTTACCTAGACCTCAGTAAATACAACTGGAGAAAATTATTTTGACATGTTGTCATATGTCCAGTCCTTATATAGCGCTGTTTTAATATCTGCGCGCCAAAAACCGGCTTAGTTCCACGCCAAAAACCGGCTTGTTTTATTGCAGATATCTGCTGGCGCAGATTTATCTGTGCAGATATCTGTCGGGGCAGATACTGCAGATATCTGCAGTTACAGATTGCAGATATCCAGATCAAATTTCTTCACGTGATCTTGCAGATACTTCCAGCATTTGATGAGCACCCCAATCCACGCAGAGAACACGGGGTCATGTACAGATTGGCTTTGTTCTTCTGTTTGTCTACTTAGTTGCTGCGTAAGTAGCGCAGATACGGCTTCTGTGCAGAAGATGGAACGCAGTATGAGTGAGGACGTACAGTATAGTAGTGTTGTTAGTGTTCGTGTTCGTTCCTCTAGCAGGGAGAGCGTAGAGGAGAGGCCACATACTTAGTAGCTACTTAGTGGATACTTAGCAGAACTTTAGTAAAGGAACACTTCCACATCAACATTTCCAATTAACGCTAATTGATGCATACTTAGTAGGTACTTAGTATGTACTTAGTATGTACTTAGTAGCTACTTAGTAGCTAGTCATTAGTGGCTTTTAAAGTGTCCAGATTTTTTCACCCACACATTGTAGTCATCGCTTCGCGATGACTCGCTTCGCTCAGGCTTCTGATTGTAACTCCCCTCGCGGGGCGGACGTGGCATTGAAATAAATATCACTAAATGGGAAGACAAGTAAAGATAGAGAGGTGTTGGGCTGTGATAGGGGGGCGTCGCCTTCGGCTCCGCACGGGCTGTCGTCGCGACTAAATGTCGCTCCTCGGCCCGGCTATTCAGGACAGTTCGCCCTTAGTCCCCTTTATGGGTCCCTAGCGGGACCCGGAGACTGATAGAGGACATAGAAAGTTTGCGATAGAGTAGCGCGTTATTTGAATGGACAGGACGTGTAGATTTCAGAGAAGGGAAACTTTACTTTTTGGTATAAAAATTCGACATTTCCCGCCAAATTCGGACTCTATTAGTGGTCATAGTAACTTAGGCCATAGTACCCGAACACCCCAGTGGGAGCAGTACCGACGCCCGTGGAGTCGCACGCAGTCAACACCATGAACACTGCGTTGGTGGCAATAGCAGTCACATTGGCAGCCGTACTGGCGTTGTACACAGTCACAAGCGCAGGGTCTAGTTTCATCGCGATGCGGTGCTGAGTAGGTACACGCTCGGCATTCAAGATGGTGGTGGGAGATATGATCGTGTCATCCAGGACTACAAACCTAGAATGGGACTGAGGCTGAAAGCAGGACAGGGCCGAGTCAACGTTAAACAGGTCGGCAATCACCGGGGTGGCCGCATTGGGCTGGCGATCAACGACTAACGTTACACGCAGCATCTGAAACGCAGCAGGGTTGTGAAACAGGTTCACCTCGATGTCACACCAGTGAACTTGACGTCCAACGCGCCCCGCATTGGAGGACCCCTGCAGCAGACCACTGAGCAGGACCCACTGACTAGCTGAAGAAAACACGGCGGTATTGTACTTGCGACCACCAGTGTCGATGTAATCGCATGGCACAGACTGCACCACATGTGTGACGGACATGATTAACACCTTTTGGGAAAAACACACGGGGTTTTATAGTGGGACTTTCTTTACTTGGACCGTACATACACCTCACTCACCACCATTCAACACAACCACAACGGACAACCACCCACCATGGTCACTCATCAAAGTACAGAGTGGCATACCCACTGAGCGCCGTAACGTCGGGGCTGTTGTTCCGTCTCATCACAATGTACAGCGCGTTGGTCAACGCGGGGTCAGGGAGCCCAGGATCAGGATCTACAGACAGCTGGGACTGGACGTTGACAAGGATGCATTCGTCAATGAACACAACGTATTTGTCGGTTGGAACTGTAGAGGTACCAATGAGCTCGTAGACAGGCGACTCGTACAGGATCGCAAAGCGATCGGCGGTGTCTAACCGGGGCAGGCTTAGTGTACTGGGTGAACTACCTCCACCAGGAGTGGTGTACACGTCGGCTGCATCGAGCGTTGTGGCACCGTTGCTTTGTCGATCAAGGACCAAACTCCAACATACGAACGCGTAGCTGGGGGGAGTCTCCAACTTGAAAGCGCCGCGTACATGGACGGCAACCATGTTAATCCGGTCTCCGACCCTTTCCGTACCCCCCGTACCTTGCTTGACGCCACTGATGAACTTGGTTCCAGCCTGAGTGCCAGGGGTGAACGACCCCCACGCAACATCGTGATACTTCAGATACGACATAGTTGTTTTTTTGCTATAGGCACTCGTGCGACTTTTAATAGTGACAACCTGGACAATAGCAGTTATTTACAAAAGGGCCGTCCAAACAGGACGGACACCCATCCATGTAACACCAAACACTACTTGTCATCGTACCGGACACGGCAAGCTACCACACTCACAGGCGCAGTGGTTCCGGTCACAACGTCACCGACAGACACAAAGTACAACGCATTGGTCTGGATATCTCCCACGGTACCCGCAGTGCCAGCGTTGTATTGAACGGGGATCCCAATCTTCTTGTAGAACTCCATGGTCCGACGCGCCGCGTCGGTGGTGCCAGACGAGGTCCCCACCATGGACATGAGTCCGGAATCCCAAAGTACCTGGAAACGGGCCTTGTTGGAGATGTTTCGGAGGGACTCGGGCAATGCGGCATCGTAGATGTCAGTGAAAGCAGGAGCGGCAGCGTTTGCTTGCTTGTCCAGGACAAGCGCATAGCGAACAGACGCTATGGTGCCGGCTGAGCCTGAGCTCACACGGCCCTTCAACTCAATGGACTTCATCGTGACACGACGACCAATACGCGTGGACGCAGTGGTGCCCTGGGCCAGGCCATTGAGCAGGACCACACGAGCGGTAGTCGAGTCTGTACCGCCAGCAGCAGTGTCCACGAAGTTCAGCTCGGTACCACCAGTGGACGAAAAAGAGAACCCTCCAGTACGCATAGTGGACGGCGGTGCGGAGTTGGCGAGGGCTTGAGCGGCAGCTCTAAGGTTGACACTACCTGAGGCACGATTGTAGCTTGGACCACGTGGAACCTTAGGGTTGTACGCAGAGGGAACGTAGTTGCGCGCGCTAACAGCACGCTTGTTATTGCTTGACATGATTGCCAGTGAAACAAGTTGTTTCAATGCGAGGACGGTTACTTTTATACCACTGGGTTTACTGGACAGGACACTCACACCACACGGACAAAGTTTACAACTTTACTTAACAACTAATAATCCGTGTCATCGTCTTGGGAGGAGGGCAGGCGCTGGGACTGGTCCGCATCTTCCCACTCGAATTGATCACCTACGGTTTCTCGGGAGAAGATCTGAGCGTTCTGACGGTGCAAGCGCGGAAGACCCGTAGGCGTCGGCGGGGAGGGAAGCGCAGAGATCGGCTCTACCGCAGAAGCATGCTGGGCAGCTTGCACAAGGGAACTCATGACGCTGAAGGGGGAGCTCGCAGCAGGAAAGTTGGTCACGGTAAAACGCCGCTTGAGGGCCTTGACCATCGCCTCGTCGGAGCTCCATA